TTGAGAAGGACAGGTACTACAGAAATGGTGGAAGCAGGGGTATCTATGGGTCAGATTATGTCTGTGACAGGTCATGCAAATCCACAGTCTGTTAAGCCTTATATGAAAAACACTTTAGATTCTGCAAAAAATGCATTGACAACTCGTAAGATGTATGCTAATTAACATTAAATTGCCGACAGGGAAATACTATGAACACAAACATAAATGAATATTTAGAGGATTTACAGCTAGGAATAGGGGAATCGAAAAGATTTAACTGTCCTTTTTGTAGTGGTTATAAAACATTTACCGTTACTAATAACATGGGTAAGCTTTTATGGAACTGCTATAAGTCATCTTGTAAGTTATCAGGTGCAAAAAAGATAAGAATATCTGCAAGTGATATCAAAAATAAGTTCATGACACAAAAAGAACATGAAAATGCCGTATTTAAACTACCTGAATACGTAATATTAGACAATGACAGGTGGGAAGTGCTTTGTTTTGCAGTAGAATATGGTATAGACAATGTGAAATTGTGTTTACATTATGATGTTAAAGAAAAAAGAGTGGTATTCCCTGTATATAAGGGTGGTTTGATGGTAGATGGGGTAGGCAGGTCTATTACAGGAAGATTACCCAAGTGGAAAAGATATGGAAATAGTGACTTGCCATTTACTTATGGATATGGTAAGGTCGCAGTCGTTGTTGAGGATTGTGTGAGTGCTTCAGTTGTAGGTAGTGAAGTATACGTTGGGGTAGCGGTGTTGGGTACGTCACTTTCGGAATCGCATAAGAGGTATCTCTCACAGTTCTCAACCGCTATAGTAGCATTAGACCCTGATGCATTACCTAAAACACTGCTATTCGCTAAGGAAATAAGAGATGTAGTACCTAACGTTAAGGTATTAAAACTAACAGATGACTTGAAGTATCGTAAAGACGAAGATTTTAGAAACTTATATAATTTAACCCCAAAGGAGTAACCAACATGGAATTAGCACTAATAAGAAGTATGATGAATAAACCATTCTATGATGACCATCGTGGCTACAAATGCCCTGATAGATTATTTAGTAAGGATGTCAGGAAAATAAAGAAGGTGGTAGATAATGCTATGACAAAGTATAGCAGAGATGTCACACCTGATGAAGTAGAAGCACTATTTATGTCTAGTAACTTTGGCTTAACTACAGCACAGAAACAGGCATTTGGTGATTTGTTTGTGAAGATTAAAAAGGAGAAACCTCTTGGTGCAGACATTGCAAGTGATGTTTTGTCTAAGTTATTTCGTCAAATTATTGGTGAGGATATTGCTAACATTGGCTTTGAGTATGTTAATGGCAGTCTATCCTCACTTGAACCCATTAGAAATATTATTAGCAAACATAATGACGATTTTCTTCCCATACTAAATATAAATTGGGAAGATTTAAGCATAGAAAGTATAATGGCAAAAAATTCTTTAGAGACACAATGGGGATTTAATATACCATCATTAACTAGAAAGGTAGAGGGCATAAATGCAGGTCACTTAATAATGGTGGGTGCTAGGTCTAACACAGGTAAGACTTCCTTCCATGCTTCTTTACTAGCAGGACCAAATGGCTTTGCCCATCAAGGTGCTAAGTGTGTGGTCTTGTGCAACGAGGAAGCTGCCCACAGGGTTTCTATGAGATACCTTTCGGCAGCTAGTGGCTTTAAGAAAGAAGATATTACTGCCAATAAAGATGCGGTGTGGAATAAATGGAAGGATATACGTAAGAATATTAAGATTGTAGATTCCATTTCACAAGACATGTCATGGGTTGAAGCAGTATGTCGTACTGATTCTCCTGACATAGTTGTTATAGATATAGGTGACAAGTTTGCAACACAAGCAGGATTTGCTAGACCTGATGAAGCATTGAAAGCTAATGCTATTCATGCTAGAGAGATTGCTAAGAGACATAACTGTGCTGTGTTTTATATGTCGCAGTTGAGTGCTGAAGCTGAAGGCAGGGTGCAGTTAAATCAAAGTATGATGGAAGGTTCAAAGACAGGTAAGGCATCAGAAGCTGACCTTATGTTGTTGTTAGCTAAAAACCCATCAGAAGGTGTGACAGAAGGGGAACAAGAGGGAGAGGATGGCATAAGACATATCATATTAGCCAAGAATAAGTTATCAGGTTGGCATGGTAGAATTACTTGTGACTTTGCCTTTGAGACAGGTAGGTTTGGAGCATGAGTATAATAGGTAAAAATATGGAGTTTGATGGCAAAGAATGGTGGTATAGGTCTCCAAGAGGTGATAGAAGAAGGCTATGGTCAAACATTAAAAAGAATAAAGAAAGAATGTTTGTTAATGGCAAGTACATTAAAAAGACACATCCTTTATGGAAGGAAGGTAACTATAGAACATTTGAAGATGCCGCATTTGATTCACTACATAACTACACTAAGACTAAAACAGGAGAGGTATACATTATTAGTAATCCTGCTTGGGAAGGTTGGTACAAGATTGGTATGGCTATAGAAGCAGATGACCGAGTTACTTCATATCAAACTAGTTCTCCTTATAGAGATTACAAAGTTATGTATAAGGTTAAGGTAAACAACCGAAGAGAAGCAGAACAAAAGGCACACAGGAAGGCAGAGAAGTTAGCAGAAAAATATAATTCAGAGTGGTTTTTTATTGACATAGATGAAGCAGTGACTATACTGCAAAATATAGAAGAGGAGTACAAAGATGAAACTAACACTTGATGTTGAAAATACAGTAACAAATAGAAACGGTAAGATGCATCTTGATCCATTCGAGCCTACTAATAAATTAGTTATGGTAGGTTGTTTAACTGATGATGGAGAAGAGTATCTCTTTAGGATGGACAAGGGTGAATCACACCAAAAAGAAATACAGGATTTGCTAGACGATGCTACTATACTTATAGGACATAATATAGTACATGACTTAATGTGGATATGGGAATGTGGTTTAGTGTATGAAGGTCCTGTGTTCGACACTATGCTTGGGGAATATGTATTACAGTGTGGTCAGAAGCAACCTCTATCACTAGAAGCTTGTGCAGAAAGACATAACTTAGATACTAAGAAACAAGATACATTAAAGGAATACTTTAAGAAGGGCAAAGGAGTAGACGAGATACCACCTAAAGAATTATCAGAATACTTATCCGCTGACCTACATGCAACACAACAATTAAGTGATGTAATATATAGGAAACTAAACACAAAAGAATATGTAGGACTTATGGAAACTGTTATATTAACTAATCGTGTAGCCATAACTCTTGCTCACATATATAGGACAGGTTTTGCTGTTGATTTAGATATGTTAGATGAAGTTAAGACTGAGTTTGAATTGGAACGAGATACTATAGAGAAAAGACTTACAACACAGGTAAAGTATTTAATGGGAGACACACCTGTAAATCTTAACAGTCCTGAACAGATGTCTTGGGTTATATTCAGTCGTAAGCCTAAAGATAAAGCTATGTGGACTAACATGTTTACTCCTTACCAAAATAAGATTACCTTTAAAAGTACGGTAGCTAAACATTCTAACATTATATTTAAGACTAAGGCATCACAATGTTCTCCTTGTTATGGCACAGGAAGAATAAAGAAAGTTAAAAAAGATGGCACTCCTTATATAAACTTACCTAGATGTACTAAATGTGGCGGAGATGGTTATATTTTTTCTCCTACTAATAAAGTTGCAGGGTTTAAATTTAATGCTCCTAGTGTTAAGTGGGTAAGTAACAATGGGTTTAGTGTTAATAAAGGTATGTTAGATGTGTTAAGAAATGCTTCTATAAAGAATGATAATGCAGAAGCTAGTCAATTTTTAGGTGACTTACAAAGACTGTCTGCATTAGATACTTACCTATCCTCTTTTGTAGATGGCATAAAAACTTATGTAAAAGCTGACGGTAAATTACACGTTAGACTATTACAACATAGGACTGCCACAGGCAGATTTAGTGGGGCAGACCCTAACATGCAGAACATGCCTAGAGGTGGTACGTTCCCTGTTAAGAAAGTATTTGTTTCACGTTGGAATAAAGGTCAGATACTTGAAGCTGACTTTGCACAGCTTGAGTTTAGAGCTGCGGCATTTTTATCACAAGATGAGGTTGCTATTGAAGAAGTTTCTACAGGGTTCGATGTTCACTCGTATACGTCTAAAGTTATTACAGATGCAGGTCAACCGACTTCTCGCCAAGATGCGAAAGCACACACGTTTGCACCGTTG